CCCCCCCCAGCCACTTATTACTTAGATAAACCGCCAACGGCTGTATCTAGCACCATTACGCCGTAGTCATTGATTCGGCCATTCTTCTCTTGGAAGCGAACTTTCTTAACGCCGCTCATCCAAGCGATAGACGTTTCACGACCGTTGCCATGGTCAACCTTCTCGGTGTGCATAGAGAACTGAGCACCGCTTGAAGATTTACCGTAAGCCACTGCTAGCGCTTGGCCGCCAAGTAGGATTGCACGGTCAATTACTGTTTTTGCTTCGACTTCAGTTTCAGTACCGTTGCCGCTTGCTGCGCCAACTTTCACTTTAGAGCCAGCATTGAAACGTACTGGTTTACGGTATTGACGAACCAAGATGTTGCGCCACATTAGGCGGTCACCTTGGAATAGTGGATGCTTAAAGCCTTGCGAACGGTTAACCGCATTCGCGATTAGCTCTTGCACTTTGCCAGCACCTTGAACGTCAGCCCATAAGTCGGCCCATTGGCGCGGAGTAACAAATAGAACGTAGAAAGGCGATTCGCCGTAAAGCTCATCTGCTTCGAAGCGGATAGGCTTGATTGGGTGTGCCATTTCTTCTAGGTAAAGCGCAATTTCATCGATCTTCGCTAGGGTTAGCGTGTCGGCTGCCACGATTTCCGCAATACCTGTTGCGTCACCACCGAAGAAGTGACGATCCGCTGTAGGAGCGGTAACAGGGTTAACCATGATTTCACCAAACATTGAATGATCCGCAGTTGGAACAATCATGTCGGAAGGCATGAAGTCACCACGCGCACCAGCTAGGTGATACGTTGCGATTTCATCTTGCAGATCGTTGAAGTAGTTACCAAGCATTGTACGAGCTACTTGAAGTAGGTTTTGCTTGGTGCGTTGTTGAGCCATCTTACCGCCTGAATCGACGTTATGACGGCCTTGGTTAATGACTAATTCAAACTCAACTTTTGATAGAGACTCGCCACGACCTTCGATTTTTTTATCGCCCATCGTTGGCATACCGCCCAAGTTGTGGAACAAATCCATTTCAACTGTGTCACCAGCCTGTTTTGTAAGGTCGGTGATCATTACAACTGGCGCACCAGCTTCAGTTTGAGTTTTGTTTCGGTTGCGGTCTGCTGGCACTGCCTTTGGAGCTTTACCAGTTAGCATGTTTACAAAAGTGTTTTGGCGGCGCGTATGAGTAAACAGCGCGGCACCAAACGCTTTAGCAGCTTGAGCTTTAGTGATAGTAGTCATTATGAAATCCTCGACTAATCTAGAGCTATCACCGCTTGAGCTAGGAACTCTTCAACCTTCTCTGGCGACATATTGGCAAGTGATTGCTCAAGCGCTAGTGCGTCTTGATTCAACAATGCCTGATTAGCTGCCGCCGTAGTGTCCAGTGAAGAACCACCTAGACTAGACGGTGAATTAGGTACAACGGTTTGTTTTTCTGCCGTTTGTTGAGGTTGCTGCTGGCCTTGCTCGGCTTGTTTCTGTGCCTTTTCAGCATCAATTGACGCTTGAACCGGATCACCGAAAGCGGCCTTCACTCGGCGTTGCACTTCTGCAAAGCGTTCTTTTAGTGGCATGGCTTGGAACGCTGGATCATTCTTGAGCTTGTTGTCGATAACTAGGGCCATATCCCAACGGTCACGGTCACTCGATTCCCAAGTGCGAAGTTCTGTTAGTTCGTCAGCGTTTAGCGCGTTAGTAACTTCGTTAACTCCGTCATTGGCTTCTTGTTGAGTGGTCGCAGCCTTACTTTGAAAACGCTTAACTAGCGCCGTTAGTAAATTTGCTGCCGTTTCTGGCAACTCATCACGCAGCGCATTGAGTGCATTTTCATCGTTCAGCAATTCTTCAGGTAGCTTTTCAGGCGTAATGCCAGCTTCTTCTAATTGCTTGGTGTATAGCTGTAGTTTTTCCTTGGCGGTTGTAGCTTCACTTAACTGTTGCTCTAGCTCCTGCATACGGCTTGACGCTTCGCTCGCCTGATTGCGAGCCTTTTCTAGAACTGCATAAGGAATCGTATGTTTACCGTCCTTACTTGCTACCGCTGCATTGTCTGGATCAACTTCAATGTAGAGCTTGCCGTCAATCTCTCGAACCCCAATGCTATCTTTGGCCGCATTCGTTTTAGGCTCTTGGCCCTGTTCTGATTTATCTAGGTTGGCGTCACCTTTTGGCTGAGTAGTGTCAATAACACTTGGTAGTGCCTCATCTTCCTCGCCTACGCCCATTTCGTTATCAGTCGAATGGTTGTCTTGGTCATTTTCACCGCTGAGAACGCCCAAATCGTCATCTAGGTCAATTTCATCTAGCAGTGCGTCAATGTCTTCGACGTTGCCAGTTAATAGTGCTTGGTCAAGTTCTATAGTCATAATCCCCTCATGTGCGCTTATCGCTGCGCTTGCGTTTGGTTTGTGCTTATCGCCGCACTTGCGAACAAGAAAGCCAGCTAACGCAATCGCGCTAACTGGCTTTTTTATGTTCTCGTGTTGCGTTAGTTTTTCGCCGCACACTCAATTTGCTGATAAATGTACCACAAATTTACGAATACAAACTAAAAATTAACGCTCGATGATCATCTAGGCGTAACGAGTCTCACCTGATTTAGTAAACAACAGGATTGCATTCTCTGGTGCATCTTCTGGTAAGTTGAACACATCCAAGTGCAACCAGCTCACACCTTCTTCCATTCTCGTTAGATAAGGGAATCGGTCTTTGTGTTTAATAATCAAATCACGCAACTCTTGAGCCGTGTAATGATTACTAGTTAAATCAACAGCTTGCCCTCTACCATGCGCAGAGAATGGAGTGAAATGTTTGTCACTCGCAAGTCGCAAACCTGAGTAACCACGAGATCCACCAGCTTTCCAGTTGTTACAGATAAGCGCCGCTTTCTTCGGATCGATTTCACTAAGCAGCGTTCGCAGCTCATCAATAGTGATCAGCAATCGAGCATCCATACCAAGCATGGCCTTTTCACCACGCGCCTGATAAGCAGCTTTGCTCACAAGTTCCCAAGTCTTAAACCATTTAGGTCGATAGCTTCTTAGTCGTTTGTCATACATGGCTTTTCTCTCCAAACAATTACGTCTTATGCACTCATCTTTCTGTAAGCTTCTAGCTTGTAGATCTCTTCGAATGTGTTGTTAAAACTCACTTGTCGGCCAATCTGGTCACGCCAGTTTTCAGGGTCGATACAAGTTGCTGGTTTACCAACAACAACAAAGCCGCCTTTCATCTTGATGCCGCAATACATGAATTTATTACCTGCAAGCGTGACGGTTTGAAAATCAATCTCTTCAATTCGATCAACAATGTCTTGAGGCTTTACACGTTTGCCAGTGCAACCTAGCTCTTCCATCATTTCTTGAATTTCAGTATTCGGCTTAAACTCGGCTGGTAATTTCATTTACTTACTTCCCCCACTTCATAAACTTCATTGGTTGCTTTGTTCGACCTAAGCCCTGCATCATCGTTGAGCCTAGCCAAAACACGATAGCCGTTGAGAACGCGCCCATTACCTGACCTGCGATCATGATAATTAGTTGCTCGTATGATTTTGGAACCGTCCACCAAAACAATGAGCAAAACATACCTGACACCATGACACACAAGATCAGAGTTAACGCTGAAGGCATCCAGTGATCGCCGTGTGCGTCTCTCGCGTCTTGTGTGTCTGTTAGCTGCATAGATAACTGGTTAAGCGCCATTTCTTGCAACTTAACTGCGTGTTGATTCTGAAACTCAATAATCTTTGTTAGAGCTTCAGGGTTTTCTATCAGCTCTTTGATAACGGCGTCCGGTGTATCTTTGACACCAAGAACGCCAGCGATCAGAGTACCTATTGTTTTACCAGTGGCACCGCCAAGTAATGAACCAACCAAAGGGGCGGATTCGCCCACAATGTTTTTAACTTGTTCCCACACTTCTAGTTACCTCTTACATTTAGATTTGAAGGTTTAGCAATTGCTGGTCGATGTTCGCTAATATTGCATTAACTGTGCTATCTGCTTGTGCTTTGACTTCTGCGACCTCCTGTAAAACTTTCGCAGTTTCGGCCTCAACCTTGTTGTCTTTAACGTCTTGGCTTTCTGCATCACGTTGTAGTTTGGCAATCTTGGCCTGTAGTTCTTCAACCTTGGCCGCGCCTAAAGCAACCTCGTTTTGTAGCTGCTGCATTTGAATTTCAGCCATTTCTTGCTGCTTGCGTTGTTCTTCCTGCATAGCTGCTTGTTCTTCTGGCGTCATATCTTCCGGCGCTTTTGGAATGTTTAGAGTTTGTCTGATACGGTTCAGGATCTCTTGCTTGTTAGGTACATCCATTAACTCGACAACCATATCTAGCGTTGCCATTTGAATTTGTGGTGGCAACTGAGCAACTAGCGCGGTTAGTTGTTGAGCCATTTGAGCGCGGAATGTAGCAGTTTGCTGGATTGGAGCTTGAGCAATATGACCTTTCCAACGCTTAACGTCGTTGGTCACTGTGCCGTCATCATTGGTCACGTTTAGGTGAATGACTTTGCGCTTATGAGCGTCTTGCTTGTTAACCGTTACAGCGATATTGCTTTGCTTCGCTAGGTCTTCGATTAGGTAGGCCATCAACAGATCAGCCACTCGTGTTCTCGAATAGTGATAGTTGTCATTGATCTCTGCTAGCGTAGTCGCGCCTTGTTCTACTAGCGAGTTAATAGCAACTCCGCTGGTGGCTGAAGAGTCTTGGCCCAACATTGCATTGTAGATACCAGCAACGTCTTGGATTTGCTTCATTGAGTCCTGCATAACAGTAAACTGCTGACTCGCAATATTGAAATCTTGCTGAATCTGGATAGCTTCGCTTATTGATTTCTTGTTCTTGCGATCAGGGTTTAACTCAATGTAACCGTCTGCGCGTTCGACCTCTTCTAGCAAGTCCTCGCGGCTCATATTGGTTGCGTCTTGGTCTGCAATGACACGTTTAGCTTGTAGCAGCCACGTAAGCTTCATACGACGATAGTTGATCTCATCTTGAGCACTAATCATTCGGCTTACAACACCATAAGGTTGGCCGGATTTATCCATTCGATAACCGAAGAACGGAACAATTGGAAAGTATCCGCTCGGTGCAACTGATTTACGATCAATGATTCTATGAATACCAACAAACCACGCTTCGCGTACTGCTGACCATGTAGCAATTCGTGGTTTAAATGTACCCATTTTTACGCCAACGGCTTGAGCGATATTATTTGGATTGTATTCAACTGTTCGGCCATTCTTTAGGTCGATGACATAACCGCGTCTAAATGTACGGTAGTAGATAACCTGTAAGCAGATACGGCCACGCGCCTGATCTAACCATTCAGACGTATTTCGATCCCAACTCTCAAATTCATGGTAAGCAGCAAGCAAATCTTGGTCTTGCTCTTCGTAGCTTTCAAGGTTTGCAAAGTCTTCCCAATTATTCATTGCTTGGCGAATGATTTCGGCGTGTTCAGGGAAATGAGCAATAGCCTCGTCAACGTCTACCCAACGTTTACGCAGCAACCATCGAGCATCAGACAAGTCGGCCTCTTGAGCGTTCCAGTCCCACCACATTTCCTGACGGCGAACTGGCTTGATGTTGTAGCCACCACCATAGAAAGGATCGTCATTTCTGGTAACTTCTACCCAACCAATACCAGCTTTAATTTGTGAAGCGTAAGCGTCGGCATTAGCGCGATCAGCTCGTGCAAGTCGCCACGCATCTTTAAACTTCTCCTGAAGTGCATCGCGTAGCTCTTCGCCGTCATCGTCATCGGCTGTAAGTACAAGATCAGTTCGTGTTCTTGCTTCCATACCTAAAACGGCGTCAATAGCTGGCGCTATTAGGTTATTGATAATGATCGGTTGTCCACGTTCTTCGTAGACTTGTTTTACTTCCGGCGCTAGTTGGTTGCCGTCGTAGTAATCACAACACTTTTGCGCTGGGTCGCGCCAGTTTGGTTGTGCTTCCACGTTTGAGACTAATCGGCGTAATTGAGCAAGGTTAAAGCCCTTGCCGTCATGCTCCGCATGGTCTTCATTCCAAGCCATAAATTCTCCCCTCACTTAGTACGCCAATCGCTTGATCGCTTGGTGCGTGGCTGTAACTTGGTCATGGTTCTAGGCATTCGAACAACCATTTCTAGCGCAATCGCATAGCTCATCACTTGGTCATCAAATGCGCCTTCAATTGCGTTCATGCTTCCTTTGGAGTCATAAACGTAGGTATTCAGCTCTGTAACTGTCCCGATCCATCGAATGCCCGACGTATTATTGCGCAATTGCTCATTTAAGTTTGAAATAATTATCGGCTTGGATTTACGAGTGGTAAGCCAGCCTAATCGCCCTGTTTCTTCGTCCTCATCTTCCTTGTCGTGGTGTTCTTCTTGGTAGATTCTGGATATTGGATAGATATCGCGTAGAACATTTAAAACGGCGTGGCCGTGGTTGTTTCGTTCTGGCGCAGCGTAGGCCGCTCTACCGTTTTTACCTGCGTACATCTTGCCAATGATTGCGATAATCTTTGCAAACTGATCTGTGTCGATATGACCAAACCAATGAGCAACTTGATTGCCAGTTTCGTCCAGCACATCAATTGAACCTCTGTCCCCATGTTCCAGACCTTCCGCAACGTCAGCGCCAAGGGCGTAATCCTTTTCTGGATCAGGCAATTCCCAAATAAGCAAATAGCCCTGTAGTCCGTTCTGCATGTTCTCGCTTTTACCTTCACGGTTTACGCTATCTCGAACATCAAACATTGCGCCTGTCTCTGGATTAACGTCATAGACAAGCAACGGCTTGGAGCAAGCTGACTCCGCAGCCATACAGGAAGGAGCGCTAAATACACGACGGCCTGACGTTAAGAACGCCTCTTGTGGTGTACTTGGATACTCTTGTTTTGTGTACTCTTCGTAGTGGTTATAGGTTTCGACATACCACTGCTTTTGCTCATCCGTTAACGGCCTACCCAAGTGACGGATCACGAATGGCTCAATCGACTTAAAGTATTCAATAAAGTATTTGGATAGCTTCAATCCGCCTAATGGCAATGGTGAGTAATATCTAGGATGAGTGAACCAAGGAATGAATCTAAAGTGAAAGTCTTTAGCACCCAACTTCACTCCGCTATGTGCTCGTTCCTCGGCTTTCTTACACAACTCAAAAAAGAGTCCTGCCGCGCCTTCTGCCGTCGATTCAATAAAGAGTTTGCAACCTTCGTGAACAGTAGGCATCGAACCTGTTTGGATCTCTTTGGCCTTTTGTGGGTAACCTGCACAAATACGGCCCAACTCTGAAATATGTAGAAACTGCAACGTACCGGAACGGAATGACGTTGCAACACGGATTCGTGAACCATTGGAAAAACTGAGTCGGCCACCGTTAGCGCCACCAGCTCGTTGAACTACACGAATGCGAGAACGCAAGTAATTTGGCAAATTGTTATATGGAAAGACAACCTTTGTCTGGAAGATAGCGCCAGCACTTTCCAAATCCTGCGCGATAATACCTGCGGCATAGTTCTTATTGAATAAACACGAGTCCAGCGCGTACAAGTCGATAAAGGTACTAAAGCCCAACTGACGCGCTTTAAGAATCAATTCAAAGGTATGGGCTGTTTCAAAGAGATCTCTCTGAGCGTCACGCATTCGAAACGTGACAACGCGACCTTTATCATTCTCTATCTTGTAAAGGTTGTTTAAGCGCCATTCCTTACAGGTCATATAGTTCCTGAAGTAACGGCGCTTCTCTGGCCGTGAAAGCGCTTTGAATTGCTGATCGGTAAGCGCTGGCATAACTAGGTTTATGCCACGGCCATTAATAGAATCCTTATACGGCTGAATACCATCATTCATCATCGTTCAACACTCCACCTTTATCTTTGAAGCGCTGAATGATTTCATCGTCATCCAAATCTTGAACTTCATCTAGCAACATACCTAGATCATCATCGTCGCCTAGACCTTCACGTTGTTTCTGGTCGAGATCATGACGAGCAAGCGCAGCTTGAGCCTTAGCCTTGTCAGTATTCGCTTCGGCCAACGCAATGCCTTTGCGTTTAAGGTTGGTATCAACTTCGACTTGTGTGGTTTGAGCGATAACCTTGCTTATTGCTCGATTGGTTAATCGACGGTTCGCCATTTGGCCCTCTAAATACTCAAGCTTTCCGGTGTGGTGGCAAACCATGCCAAAACTCGACTCGATTCGTTTCTCAAGTCGGTCAATAAACTCCTGCTCTAGTTCTGTAGGTTTATCGCCACGTTCTTCCAGCTCTTTGAGGAAGTCAGCTAATTCATCTTTGTATTGCGTGTAGCACTCAAGCGCCTGAAGAGCGGCAAGCTTATGCACTTCTAACTTAAATTCGTCATCGACTTGATGAGAGTATTTAACTAGGTTGCCAAATGCTTTAGTCATCAAGCCATGCACGAAAGCGTTGCTATTTCCCTTTGGAGCGCCAGCGCCAGCTCGACGGCCACCGTGTCCATTTTTGGCACTTGATTGATTCGCGGTTTTCTTGCGTTTGATTTTGGTTTTGGGCGGTGTGATCCCTTTGGGTTGTAATTTTTCGCCCTGAACTTCTTCGTTGTTCGCGTTCTGTTCGCTTGGTTTGTTCTCTTTTCTCTGTAACAGTTTGTTATTTAAGTATTTTCTTGCTGTGGAGTAGACTAAACCATTGCGAACACAAAACGTCTTAACGTCAACGCCAGTTTCTTCGTATTCGCTAAGGTATTGTTTTTTAATGCGTTCCCAATTAATTCTCGCCACTTCTCTAACTCCGAGTGTTCAATTGCGTCAACATATTATCACTGTTCAGTGCTCATTGTTTTCGTTCGATGATAAAAGGCACGTTCTAACCAGCCTCTAAGCTGGCCTAAGTTGTCCGATGCAATCTCAATAACAATCCAGCCTAAAAGCTGCGCTTCGTTCATCTTCTCTCTGTCGTTTGCAAAGCCAACGCCGCGAGTGTGACGCCCATTTGAATGAGTACCGCCGTGAACCTCCAAGGCAATCTTTAAGTCGGGCCAAGCGTAATCCATTCGCCATTTGCGAGTCGGATGAAATAGAACTTCAGTTTGATATGGTGGCAAGCCGATAAGGTTGCGCTTACCACGCGCATGTAGCTTCTGGTAAGCCTTGCTAATGTCCCTTTGCTGTTTGGTCGGTGTTTTGGCTTGGCTTTCGATAAAAGCCTTTCCTAAGTGTCTGACGGGGATATAAACGGCCATATCTGTTCTCAACTGTGAACTTTATGACACGAATGATAACAAAAAAGCCAGCTCTAAAGCTGGCTTGTTTAGTTTAAATATACGTTCGAGGATTATTTTTTATCTTTAAATACTCCACGTTTACGAGCGATGAATACACCCATAAAAAGAATGGCAAAGTATTCCACGATTATTAAGATGCAATTGAACATTTCTTGAGTCATTGCTTCAGCGTTCATGCTAACAACCTCCCGAACAAATAATTACTCTACATCTACATGGTTCATGTGGAACTCAATCAGATATTCCTCATCTTCTTGGTTGAACTGCAAAGAGTAGTCTGAGCGTTCGATACATTTGAATTTGCTGTTCTCTTCCATATCCGGCGCGTAAAAGTCGTATTTCTTGTTTAGGAATGCTTTCACTCTTTCTTTGCTAGAGAAGTAATTAGTATGCGTTGATAGCGGTTCACCTCGCTTAGTAGAAACGCGCACCACTTCATAGATAGTAATGCCTTGGCGGTATTCTGGACGCTCACACTCAAACACTTCTAAGCGGTTTTGCTTCCAAGCAAGGGCTTTGATTGCGTTACCCTTAACGGCTTCCAATGCTTCACGCGCTTCGTTCTCTGAATCCCAAGAACCACACCAGTAGTAAGCAATGTCTAAGCAATCTTGTTGGATTCGTGACGCTTCGTTGTAGAAGTTACAAACGGCCTTTGCAGTTGCCTCAACGCCAGATTTAGAAAGATTCATTAGTAGATTGCCTGTTTGCGCCACCAGCTCTTTAAGATCAGCAATAGCAGCAGTAGCCAGTTTGATTTGTTTTTCTTTTAAGTTGGTCATTTTGGTCATCCTCGTGTCGAAAGGTGCAATTTTGTTTACATGTAAAATATAGCCTCGCTGTTTTCGTTTGTAAACAAAAAGACACGAACGAAAATAATTTTTTTGAGGATGACCAAAAAAGGCCGCTATTGCGACCTTTAGGCATAAAAAAACCGCCTCGAAAGGCGGCTTTTAATCATCAGTTTTATAAGAACCGGATGCAGTAGTCCACTAGAGTTTTCTGCAAATCTTGCTTATCACTAATCAAAACCATGGCGTAAACCGTATCTGTCGCATCGTCGTATTGATAGATAAGTTTGAACCCATCAAAACTAAACTGACGAAAGTGATACACTCCAAGCTGAGTTAGCTCATAACAAGCCGGATATATGGCCGGATTGCTCTCAACGTTCTGCTCGAACGTCTCAATCAAAGTTTCAATTCTCTCTACTACGCTAGTGGAATCATTCCATTGTGAGTAGTAGTCAATACGTTCTTCTGCTGTGTTAGCAAACGTTTCCGTATAAACAACATTGGCCATCTTATGGTCACCTTATGATTTCTTGGCGGCCAACCTCTCCTTAAATGAACTCGATGACATCGTGCGACCTTGAGCTACGTCCTTGCTACTGATAGTAACAAGCTTCATCAAGGCTACTGCTTGATCGCGCTTTAGTCGTTCTTCGTATGATTCCACCACATAAATCGGCTTACCGTTTTGTGTGATCGTCATCGCTTCATCTAGTGGGAGATCGGCTGCATTTTTCTTTAAATAGCTTACCGTCTCAGTTCGCATGGGTTTCTTCCTTCGGTATAAGAATGTAAACCAGCTAAATTTAAAAGTTAGTCTGGGTTCATTTGTTTGCGTTACTAACTATACACCAAAATCTATATTAGTCCAAATTTAAACTAAATTTAGCTCACACCCAACTCGGATTGATCGATTAAGTGCTCTTTATGCTTATTAACCATAAAACGACTACTTGAAGGAGCTTTTGCAATAGGCATTGCAAACTCATTTATGCCCTATTGTTGGTTTTCACTGAAGCGAATTAACTTCATCTGGCTGAAAGTCTCCCTTGCCGACGGCTATCCGAGGTAGTCGAAGTAAGCTTTTAAACTATCCGTCAGTTTGCAATCTAATATCCATCACTTCTCATTAACCTATTGATTATCAATTGAACTGTAATTGGAAAGATTACATGATAGAAGTATGGAAGACGGCTAAAATCCGTATGGAAAGCGTTAACTGGCAGGAGGTAAATTTGACAAACTTAGTAATGGAAGTAGTAGCAAGCATTACTACTAGTGCGGCAGTAACAGGAGGACTAATTTTCTTCGCTAAGAGTTACTTATCAGAAAAAATAAAGCACTCTATTGGTCATGAATATGCGCTTAAGCTTGATGCGCATAAAAATGAATTACAAAGGAATGCAAGCAAAGAGCTTGAACTACTCAAAGCTGAACTTAAGATCAATGAACTCAAGCACAGCATAAAGTTATCATCATTACAGGAAAAACAAGCTAGTACAGTTGAAGTTTTTCATTCACAGTTATTGGATTTGTTTGATGCACTTAATGATTATACGACTGTCTTTCAGGCTCGTACTGGTGACGAAAAAGAAGCAAAGAGACTTTTGGTGGCTGACAAGCATGATGAACTAAAATTTACCCTGAGAAACAAAGCACTTTATATTCCTGAAGCACTTCACTCTGAGATTGAGATGACACGCCAAGCAATACATGAAACAGCAATTGGTTTTATGGAAGACGTTGAACGAGAGTATGGTGCAGAAATGTTGACCAAGTGGGATGATATCCATAAAAAGGTTAATGTGGATATTCAGAAAACCATCAAGTCATTAGAGAATGAATTTCGCGCGTTATTAGGTGCCAGTTAACAAAGCGTTTAAGACGGATTCCCAACGCTCGGCATTTTTGGTTTGCTTCAGTTTAAGTGTTTACGGCACAATACTTTAAGTGTAGTAGTATGCGTTGCTCACCACTTAACGCGGCGTTATGTTAATTAATTGGAGTTATAAGTGACTGATAAATTTGCTAAGTTTGGTTTTAAGCCTATGGTATATGAAAACCATCTAAGTCACCCTGTTACTGCTGGCTCAGTGCAGTATCGAATTTCTGTTTTGAGATCGGTTTTTGAACAAGTCGAAGGTTCACGGAAGCAGCATCGAGACCTGATGATTGAGCTTGATACTGTACAGCAACAGCTCACAAAGCATGATGAGACTGATGAGAACTATGACTATAGTTTTAGCGATCAACTGATAGATCTAGAGTTTAACTTTTATCGAGTTAACAGAATATCATCCATTTTGAGCATGTATGCATATTTAGAAAATACATTAAATCGTATTTGTTATCAAAAGCAGAGAGAATTTAATCTACTAATTTCAGTTTCCGACTTTTCCGGGAATGGGATATTCAGGGCTAGAAATTACTTGGAAAAGTTTAAGCTTGTCGACTTTTCTGATTCTGTTTGCAATGGCGCTTGGTCTAACCTTATTAATTTAAATAAATTGCGCAACTCCTTGATTCATGCTGAAGGTGATATTGAACAGACAAAAAAAATCACTAGTAAAACAATTCAAGGCATTAAAGGGTTAAGTCTATTTGGTTCCACAATAATGATTTCACACGATTATGTTGTTGAAGCATTGAGTGAAATTGAAAAGTTCTTGGTCTACCTCTGTCAAAATTAACATAACAAAGCGTTTAAGGCAGATTCGCAACGCATGGCATTTTCGGTTTGCTTTGAATTTAGTGTTTACGGCACAATGGTTTAGGTTCAGTGGTGGCGTCGCTCACTACTTAACGCGGCGTTATGAATTTTTAGGTAAGGTGTAATTAGTGAACTTTAATGAAAGATTAAAATGTACAACCTGTGGAGGGTTAGTTGATTGCCGTTTTGGTATGTCTAACCGAGATGTTCAGCCTTTTAGGTTTGCCTGCCCATCTTGTGGATCTGGAATAGAAGTAACTGTTGAACAGGGTAAACAGCCCAAGATGTACGGCGCAGAAAGCTACCCATTGGATGGGCACTTTACTGGTGAAAACCCATTTATTGACTTGCATATTGATTTTCCAGTGTCATTTGAGCCTTATGTGATGGGGCAGACACCTTTTCTTAGAGCTATTGGTCGTATTGGACGTGAAAATTTTCAAATCCACAACTTTAGACTCGATTCGTTGAACCAGTTGTACAAGAAGCATGAAGTCATTGAGCGCTTGGTCAACTTATACAAGAGAAAAAGAAACAAAGTCCTCTCTGATCTTGCGGAGAAAGAGTTTGATGAACCTGCTAAATCGTTTAAAGACTGTGACATTAATATGATGATGTATTGTGTTATTGCGAAGGTTTTTTATCCATTTTCAACCCCAACATCTAATGCTGAAGATGTCAGCCTGTACCTTACTAAGTTCAATGATATTGTCAAAAAAGACAAAAAAATCATGGACTCATTTGTTAAAGAAATAGTTGAATCTAAATTTATTTTCAATCTTCAAGAGGATTGCTTTGAGATTTATCCGAGAATATTGGAGCTAGAACTAGCCCTCAGACCTGCACTATTTCTAGACTACGATAAAGATTATGTCGATGGAAATGAGCAAGTTCCTTATCGCGTGTCTTCACGTGAATTCAAAAATTATAAGGATCTTTATAAAGACATTTCAGAGATAATATCCAGACAAATTGTGCTCGTAGCCGGTGTAAATAATTTATTAAAACGTAGTGACCACAATAAATTCTCAGATGAGAAGATTAAAAATCTTAACGACTTTGCTAATAAGCCATTTGGTAAGAAACTCGAATTCATTGATGATACTTGGCTACCGATCTCAAAGAGTGTCGCTGATAATCAGTTGAGAAATGCGGTTGCACACTATAAAGCTGAATATGATGAAGTTTCTCAAAAAGTAACGTACTTCCCTAAACAGGAGGGGATGAAGCAGGAAAAGCCAAATGAAATTTACTTTTTAGGTTTTACACGCAAAATACTAGATTCGTATCGTTTAATGCATTCTCTAAATCAGTTAATTAAGTGCTTGTTAAACTATGAGTATTTCATGAGAAATAAAAATTCATAACAAAGCATTTAAGAGTGATTCGCAACGCTTGGCAGTTTCGCTTCGCTCAAGTATAGCCAAGCGCCGCTCACACCTTAATG